ATAGAAACAGTGATAGTGCTATTGCTGTAAGGTGGTATATCCGTCAATACTAAATCACTTTTATAGGTGATTAATTCAAAAAAGTAGGAGTACCAGTCAATAACCTCTTCCCCTCCCACCATGTTGATCGTTTTTGAGTAAACATTGGCTGCAGATACAGTTACATTAACTGTAATAGATGTGGCGTCTACGTTTAATAAGGCTAGGCTATTAATAATAGCAACTGGCGCTAAGACAAATGTTAGCGGTGTCGCAATGCTAGTTTGTGACCCCCAGGAAGCATCAAACATTTTCCATTTATTTGTGCTGCTAATCTCCATCCATTTAGGCGTTGTTCCTGTTAGGTTTACATCAGGGCTAAAATTAGTATTTGCAACTAAACATTCATAAATTTTGTGTGTACTCACTAAAACAACCCGCGTACCTACTGTATAAGCTGTGGCACCACTCCATGCGGTATAATCTGTTTCTGGTACGTTACTGTAAGTTAAAACACTATTAGTGACGGTAACGGGTCTGATTAATTTCATGCTGCCACCACTGTTGTTATTGCTGTTCCATCTTGCGTAACATCACGCAGTATTTTTGCAGTTCTTAACGTGTTATTTGCAATAGCCTGTTGCCCTGCCCTCACATCTGATCTAAGTTGACGTATTTCAGCTAGTAACTCGTCCATGTTTAATAACGATTTACTTTGTGGATTGCTAAATATTCGTGATGCTCCCGTTTTTTCCAGTTCTGGGCCATTCTCACCAACAATTCGCCAGCCTCCCTCATGTTGCCCACCTGATGCAAAAGCTGGCAGCGCTGCAGCTGTTGCATTGGCGTAAGCACTGGCTGTCTTAGATTTTGCTAGTGCGTCACTGGCTGCGTATGCGTCTGCAACTGAGACATTAGCAAGATTTGGGATAAGCGCGGCTGTTGCGGCTGCGACCGAAGCAAGCCCGTCTGCTGTAGCTGTCGCTGATGTAATGTTAGCGTTACTGATTGCGTAATATTGATTAACTAGATTTTGATAAGCACGTTGTGCGTCTCCGTCTGCGTTCCAGTCTCGATTCATGTTAAAGCCATACCGCGCCTTGTGCCATGCATTAAATTGCGACAAGACACTTTCCCATACCGAGTTTGTGGTCTGACCGTTGACGTGAGTTGTTGGTGGTGATGATATATTTTTAAGCGCCTCTGCTGCTGCTCGTGCTGATTGAGCGGCGTTATTTGCGTTGCTACTATTCTCCTGAGCTGATGACAGCGCATTAGCTGAGGTTAGGGCTTTAGCATTAGCTGCATTTAAAGCAATATCGGCATTAGTCGCCGCTTTTGCTGCTGATTGAGCGATTGCAATAGCTTTAGTTGCTGCATTTTGAGCATTTAAAGCAATAGCAAGCTGATTAACAGCCTCTCCGACTGACAGCACCGCCAGATTATTGCCTAGCATTTTTTCTATTTGCGATTTTTGATCTTCGACTGTTGCAAGCGTTTTCTGGGCTTCGGTAAGATTTGCTAGTGAGCCAACGACACTATTGACTGCGCTTGTTGTGTTATTAATAGCATCAATCTGCTGTTGTGCCATACTAACTTGAGCATCGGCATAATCAGCGAGCTGGGTTATTGTTCCACTGGTAAGGGCTTGATCTCTTGCGTAGTCTATAAAGGTTGCATAAAGCTGTTCTGATGGTTTAGAAATATCAGCTAATGCTTTGTCCATACCCGCAAAGTTATCAATCGCTCCACCAGCATTAGCCACTTTTAAGGCGGCATTTAATACAGCTTGAGCATCTGCCCTATCTTTTCTGGTTGTTGCATCGGTTGATATGGTATTTCCCGTTGCTGCTGCTCTTAATTTTTGGGCTAATGATGATAAATTACTGATTGCCTTGGATACTTCATTCACAGCTGCTGAGACGGCTTTACTTGCCAGCGCCATTGCATCTGTTACCGCTTTATTCGCTACGGTTGTTGCATCGGCTACGGCTTTATTGGCATCAGTAAGGATGTATATTGAGCGTTGCGTTAAGCGTAAACTATCATCCATTGCTGCCAGTTCATCTTTACGCTTTTCAGTCAATGCGCCAACGGCATTGCCCGTTAATTCCATGTATTGAATATCAAGCGATCTTTGTGTTTTTGCGATTGCCGCTACTTTTTCCGCCCCTGATTCAAGCATTGAGTAATAAGTATCGGCTGCTGAACTTAGCTCAAGCAGTAAGCTGTAGCGTTGCTGGTCAAGTGGGTTTGCCATATTCAAACCCTCAACCAGTTTTTTATAATTCTCTCTAGTTGTCGGCAAAATAAGATTGGCTTCTGCGAGTGAGCCTACCAGCGTTTTTTGCAGGCGTGTTTGTTTTTCTGCGTCTGAGTAAAACTTATCAAAAAATGCTTCAAATTGTTGTTGGAACGCTTCTAAACCTCCGGCTGCTTGAACAATCGCATCACTGACCGCTATAACATCTGCTGCCAATAACTTAAGCCCCGATTGATTAAGCGCATCTTTGACAATGACAATTTCGGACACAATGCGCACTGTTGTTTCTAGCATGCCCTCGCCTAATTTCTGATACTTCCCTACGATGTCACCAAATATCTGCGTGGTCATCGTATCCATCATTGCCGAGATAACACCGTTTAACTTTTTAGATGCGTCCTCTCCACTTAAGCCCATAAGATTGACTCGCATGGCTGGGATGACAGCCGACATAACTCGTGGCATTAAATCGGTTTCAATACTCTTTCCTAGTGTGCCGGCAATGCTGACAATCGTATCGCCAACCGATGAAAATATATCGTTAAAGGATTTTTGCGTATCAGAGCTTAATGCTTGATATTGTGTCGAGTATCTATCCTTACTTTTTGTGAATAATCCACCCGATGTATGTGTCTTAATATCGGCATATTGATAGCCGCTTACATTACCACCATCTATAACGCTTTGTAGCGATGTTGCATTTGTTCCTATGCCCTGACCAACGACAGATTGAGTAACTTTTCCACCAAAAAAGAAGCGACTAATAGAACTCATTATTGATCCAAGAATAGGTATCTTGCTGATAATAAAATCAGAAATGATACTAAGTCCTCCTGTAGCAAGCGCCCTCATAGTATTGATAACTGCGCCAATTCCGCCACCAGAGATCGGGTTTAACTGATCTAATACGCTGGGCGCTTTGGGTGCAATAGGTTGAAAATTAGCCATGCCACCTGTTTGGAATAAATGATCTAGTGTTGTAGATATAGCGCCTTTTAGGGTATTAACACCTCTATTAATGCCTCTTAATTCAACATATTCCGAAGCGTGGATAGTTTTTAATAAGTCATTCGTCTTGCCGATTGACTCGGAAACAGCGGTTGGGTCGCCTAATACTGTGCCTGTTCCTGTGTCGCTGGGTGGTGGTAATGCTGCCCCGCCGCCACCACCTTTACTACCAAAGCCAAGACCCGCCATTAATGCCAGCATAGCCGCTACGCCAGCAAATGCGAACCAGCCCGATTGACCGAACATTTTAGATGCGCCCTCCATGATGTTTGTGCCAGTTTTCATGATTGAAGAAGCCATCTCCTTTGCGTCCATTGCTAGACGCAGAACAGAAAGGCCGATTTCAATCGCATGAAATCCTTTTGCGGCTGCGGATTTTTGATTGAACATTTTAGCGGCAGCACCTGCCATCTGGCTTGCACCCGTGATCTGATCGGATACTGTTTTTGCATTGAGTTTTTGTTCTTCTGCTGCATACTTCTTGAAGTTAGCAGCCTTTTCTTTAGGATCTGTAATAGACTTATTTAGCTCTTGGGCTTTGGCGTTTTCTGCTAATGCTTTAGTATTCGCAGCAATAGAATTAACCATGCTATCAAAAGCGCCAGCAACTAAATTAATCCCACCTAATGCGCCATCGAATATAGCCGACGTTACCGCGCCTAAATCCGAGGTCTTAGTATTGGCATCATCCAGCTTTTTATTATAGGCATCGAGTGAGGCGGTGGCATCGTCTGTCGCTTTCTTGGCGACTTCTGCGCCTGCGTTCTTGTCAAACTGCGCCATAATCGGCGCTTGTTCGGTGCCGGTAATACCTTGGGCGTTGAGTTGTGTTAATTTGTAATCGCGTGCTGATAGCGTTAGTTGGTTGTATTTGTCGATAAGTGAGTCGAGTTCTGATTTTTCAGACTCATGGGCTTTTGTTTCAAGCTGCTTATTTTGCAAGATCGCTGTTTGTTGTAAGAAATACAACTTTTTAGCTTCTGTTAAGCCTTTTAATGCACCATTTTGTACGTCGTATTCAGCGGCTGCTGTGGCGCTTGATTTACCCTCTAAAGCGATTGATCTAAGCAGTGTGCTTATTTGATTTTCATAGGCATTAGCTAAAGCAATAATGGCTTTTTGTTCTTCGCTCATTGCTTCTTTGTGCGCTTTTTTACCTTTAGTGCTTGCGGCGGTTGCCTCAATTTCTGCTCTGATAGCGGCTGCGTCTGTTTTTGATTGATCGGCTTGTACTGGTGGCTTTGCCCTACCTGTCAAATTAACAGACATTCCATTATCGGGAGCTCCGCCTGTGTTATATCCTGCGGCTGATTTTATTTGATTATAAAAATCGTTAAGCTCTTTTAAATCTTGAGCCAGTCCATTGATCTGCTCAGTGATTAGCTCTAATATTGGCGAGATCGTATTAACAACAGGCGATTCTATTGCTTTGGCAAGTTCGGTCCACGCATTGCCAATATCAGCATATTTTGCGGTAAGCGTTTCACCGGCTGCTTCTGCTGCGCCTTGATAGCTTGCAAAAGCACCTACCATGACCTTGCCAAATACCTCAGAAGTTACTCGCCCTTCTGCGATCAGCTTTCTAAACTCTCCGACCGTATAGCCTGATGCTTCAGCAATTTTATTTAATAAGCCTGGCATGGGTTCAGTCACTTGGTTCAATTCTTCCATGTGAACCACGCCCGACCCCATTGCTTGACTCAGGCCAAACATAGATTGTTTTAATTGCTCAGTGGTTGCGCCTGTTTTACTGCTGGCATTACTCATGCCCTCAAGTAATGCAGTTGATTGTTTGCGGGTTATCAATCCAGATTGTTCAAGCGTCAATAAACGACTAAATGAATCAGCCAGTATTAAATTACTTTTATGATGTTTGTTTGAAATATCGACTAAATACGCCTGTACCTTTGCATAATCGTCTGCATCTTTTGTTAGTCCTTTTAGCTGTATAGATAGGTTTTGCACCTGCTCAACTGTCTTAAGAAGATCTCGCGCCAAAGCTACAGCACTAATACCTGCAAAAGCCCCTGCCAGTAATTTAGTGGCTCTCTCAACAGCCGACATGGATGTAGCAGTACGTCCACCGGCCGCACCGAGTCTGTCAAGCTCAACAGCCGCCAGACGTGCCTCTGTCGCGTCAACTCTAATGCCGAGTGTTGCAATATCCATAGTCATTTCGTGGCCGCCTGTTGCTTTTGGTAATGGTTCATAAAGACAGCGTCTAACTGCTTCATGATGCTGATTTCTTGCGCTGTGACTTGCTTATTCATTAGTCGATTCCATGCGTCAAGTTCGGTAAAACTAATCGGATTTAATGTGTAGCCGTTGCTTGTTCTTGCGTCGTTCAGTTCGAGAAAATCCCGCCAGATAAATTCCAATGTCTCTGGAAAAGGCACTGCTGTTAATTGCTCTGGCGTAACTCCCGTTTGTCTTTGTAAAGCTTCAAGGTGATGACGCAGAGACACGCCATCGCCTTGTTTTTCCCCTAATGCCAGTTCATTCTCAGCAAATAACAATAACTCTGTTACTTGCTCTTGATAAAATTTGACATTAAGTCACTGGCTGCACTCACTTGGTCGCGTACTTCAGGATTTACCTTGCAAATGTGCAGCGCCATTTCTTTGCTGAACTCCACCGGCTTACCGCCATCATTCAGACCTTTCCAGCCGATGATAGTCGTTGCTGCCAGTTGTACGCCAAAGGCTTCATCTTCTTCTACCTTGCGGTAGTCGTCTTTTCCTTTCTTCGCCAACATCCTCTCTCTGTCACGCATGTTGTTGACCGCTTTGCGCGTCCACTCTTTTACGGTGTCCGCGTGCTTACCAAGTACGGTGATGAAGAACCCCTCGCCAATGCCGGTTGCTTCAGGGATAAATTCAAACTCATAACCTTGTTCTGAGGTAGTCGATAAATCTAGTGCCGATAATTCCATTTGTTGTTACTCCGAATCTTGAATTGAAATGATAGTGCGGTCATAAGCCAATGCTGCGCCACCGATTGCAGGGTCACAAATACGGGCGGTGAATGGGTATGTGCCGACTATGCCTTTGTCGCCATCATCTTTAGAGTCACCATCTAGGGTGATATTGGGTAGAGTAATAGTGAAGAAGTCAGCGGTAGCCGCGCTTCCGTCAGTGATGACAGCAACCAGAGCGATCTGAGTGGCAGCGTTGAATAAATCCGACAATGTCATTGCATCAAACAAGGCTGTGAAACTGCCAGACACTTCAATAGCACCGCGTTGAATATCAGGTGATACGTTAGCCCCAACTACAGCGCCCATGTTGGCCGCTTTACCATCAACTGATATAGTCAAGCCGGTGATGTTAGTCACCTTAACGCCATTAACAATCAATACACCATTGACAGCTGCAATAGGGTTAGTGGTTGACTCAGTCGGTGTTGTGAATACACGAACGCCAGTTGATACCGGACGATCAAGACCCGCGCCAGCAATAGCGATAGTTGCGTTGCCAGTAGCTGGTAGACCAAAATCCAACTTGCCAAACATGATGTCTGTGTAAGTTTGAGAGACTGACAAATCACCATACCATTCTTCAAGCGTGTAATAATCTTTAGTGTGTCCAGTTTCAGGCACAAATGTACGTTTTCCGGTTAAAGTAATCACACAAGTGGTACTTGAGCCTGCTGTTACGGTTGCGCCATCTAATGCAATAAATGTAATGACTGTGGCAGTTACTGAGGTGATTAAAAAGTTACGACCATTGTTTCCAGTCGCTGATCCTGTAGTGACTCTAAACACACCGCCTACTTTAAGAAAGCCAGCTAGAAAGCCCGTTCCTGTTGCTGTCCAAGCACCGGCAGTGCCTGCAAAAGTTAGGGTTTGTGAAGCAATCGCCGTTACTGCTGCAAAGTCACGACGTAGGATTGAACCGATAACCGTTGAGTAAGTTCCGGGTGATAACACGCCGTTTAGCGATGTATCAACCGAGCGCACACCGTGAGTCTTACCAGTCGATTGCTGATGTGTTGCAATTTCATTGTTTGCGTACGTTTCTTTCTTAAGATTCGTGCTAGATTGTTCGCGACGTAAAGCAGTTGCGCCCGTACCCGTTGCAGGGGTTCCAAGTGCTGATTGCTTTTTAATCGCAACGATTTTGTTGATGCCTTGAGCTATCATTTTTTATTCCTTATTGAATTATATAAACATTAAAATATATTTGAACAGTAGTAACGAATCTGTCCCCATCGTTGAATGAAGCTTTTTTTGTTGGAGTTGTGATAATTCTTACATCATCAAATGATCTCCCCCGCTTGAAATATTCGCGTATTAAATCAACCCGAATTCCTGTGTCTCTTGTGCCATTTCCTTGCGGGTAATAAAGGTTTAAATGAAGATAGCCATGCTCTTGATAACTTGCTCCAAACTCTCGATTATCTGGATCTGCATCCATCAAATACGCCCGTTGATAAGGTATTCCATTGATGGGCGTAAAAGGCATATTTTCCCACGCCGTTGCTAATGGCGGTGTCATGCCGTCAAGCGCTGATTCCAGAGTTGCCCTAATGGCCACTATACTCATGGATTAACCTCCTGAACTGCACGACGTACAACACCTTGATATTCGGATATAGTCAAGCCAATCATTCCACTTGGCGCTTGTGATGACCAACCATTCTCAAGACGTATTGAGTAAGGTAAATTATTAACGATGTAATGTAATTTACCCGATGCTTGAGCGGGTATCTGTCCTGCTATATGCGCTTCTGTGCCACGCCCACCAGCATCATAAATATCTAATACGCCAGTTGGTATTTGTGCCGTTCCGTACTGCCAGTTACCTTTGAAACGTCCAGTGTCTACGGGTGATTTTCTAATCACTGAGCGAGCAATATCCAGCACTATTTTTTTAGTGACCAGATCCACATTGCTATGAGTTCGATTAACAAAGCGTGATATATCAAGTGCAAAGTTACCCGCCATCACACACCCCTAATATTGCATTCGCACAGCACGTTTATGCCTGCGGGTGCGAGTAGCTTGATGAAAGTAATCGTGTAAGTCGTTGCGCCAATGGTAACGGTATCATCCAAATGCGGCGCTGTTACCCCTGCCATAGATAGCAATAACTTTTGATCGCCTTGTTGTATCAAGGTGCCGTCAACATCTTTAGCACCGCGAGGAAACACGACTGCTTTAACCTGTTGCGTTGAGATCGTAACCGCTGCATTGCCCGTTGCTGGATTGTAAGCGCCAACGGTTTTAGTGGTGAGCGTGACAAGCTGCCCCAAGTCTGCCAAGGTGCTATCTGCTACCGCTTGCATGTCAGCGTAAAAGCTCACCTGACTACCTTTCGCTCTAAGCCAGAAGCCAACTCGAAGTAAGGTGCTAATGAGGCGGTGATGGCTAAATACTGTGTTGATGCTGGGCTGTATTTATCAAATTCAACCTCAATGTCACCTACTTTGGTTCGGGTCTTTTGCTGAGTAGAATCACTCAATAATTCACCGGCTGCGGCTCTCAAGGCTAACTCTGAACAAGCGTTAACAACGGCTCTTGGCACTGTACTGCTAGATGCCACATAACCATTCACAAAGACGTTATAACGAGGCCATGACAGCGCTTGTGTTGAGGTCGTTCGAGTGCCTGCCCAACGTTGCGAATAGACTGCTTCCATGTAATCAGTAGCACGTCGAAGCGCTTGTTCTTGCTGATCGGTGGTTATAGTTGCCCACGTCGCATTACCACGCGCCGCATGATAAGCCAACGAGTCAGCTACACTACAAAAGCTTTCACTGGTTGCGCTACCTGTTCCCGTTTCAGTAACTAAACTCATGGATAACTCCGGTTAATGCCTGATAGTGGATAACTGTTATTAATGCCGTTGAGTGGCATAGTGTCTGTTTGCCCATCTAACTCATAGGCTCGATTAATTCCGCTTAACTCAAATGGTCGGCTTATGCCTGCCAGTGGGTATTTAGCAGGAATGATGATGCTGTGATAATCCAGCGC